CGTAAAGATTTATTTGTTCCTGTTTCCTCATCAAAGTATAATAGAGGATATCTTTTTGTGTGTCTTGAGGCTAATGTCAATGATAGCCCAGGATTTTCTCTTAATAATTTATACGTTTTTGCAACGTATTTAGTAGTTGTAGTCATTAGATTAGATTTAATTAGATTAAAAAAAAGGGGGTATTTCTACCCCCTAAAGCATTATTAACTATTCTTGAAATATAAAGAAGTTATTAGCACCTAAAGTACAAACAGCTCTTTCTGACAAGAAGTTTACTTGCATGTTATCAACATCACTTGTCATTGCACCACCAGCTGAACCAGTAATCCAAGTCTTGTAACGTCTGTCTTCTGTTTCAGAAGCTCTATATCTAACATGTAAGAAAGGTCTCTTAGCATTTTTACCAAGTATTTGGTCATAAACACTAGTTGAGCCCGCAGGTACAAGAAGTCCGTTTATACGTCCTGATCCTGCTCCTGTTGGTAAACCACCTCTCATTGTTGGGTCGTTTAGGTATTTCCAGTCAGACTTGTAGAAGTCATAACCTCTTCTAAATCCTGTAAATCCTAGGTTAAGCGCCATCTCTTCGTCATTGTCAAACAATCCGTAAGAAGTACCACCAGCACCATAAGAGTTTTGTGCAGCTAACATATCATCAATATCAAAAGCAAATTGTCTGTCAACGAATATTACGTTTTCATCAATTGCTCCTTGCTTATCTAGTCTGCTAATTACATTATCAAAATCAGCAAGGGTTGTTGGATTACCACCATCCCAAATATTTCCTCTAGTTGTTACACTATAGAAGATACCGTCTGATCCTGCTCCAGGATTTGCAGCTCCCGCAGAACTACCAAGTATTGCTGCAGCACCTGAATTTGTTTCAGCAGGCACAGCCTCAATCATTGCAGTTTCAAGGAAGTCATCAAATCTTAATCGAGTTTCATGCTCAGACTTTAAATACCATAAGTATCCTGTTGCTCCATCTTCAGTTGTAACTTCTACCCATCCAATTTGAGCCATATCAGATCCAGATACATTGTAAGTATCTTTAATGATAATAGGCTTGTTTTCAAAGATAAAGTCATTAGCTTCAAGAGAACCAACCATTCCAGCTGTTCCTTTTCTAAATTCTGATCCGTAAATAAATACAGTTACATCAGCGTTTCCGACTCCAGTACCAGCTTTTGTGACACCGCCAGCTTCATAGAAATCAGCAGTAAATTGTCCTCTTCCACCACCAGCGTTGTTTACTGCGCTAACTACAGCTTTATTTGAACCTGAGCCGTCATTTTGGACAATCATTATCGTTTGTCCTACTCTGATAACTTGTTCTGCAGCTGTAGGGTCTAGTACGTCATTGACTTGAAATACTACTTGGTCATTTCCTCCAGTACCAGTAGCATAACCTACAGATGTATATTTAGTATGTAGTCTACCTTGTTCTGCCCATTTAATAAGGTCAGAATTGGTTGGCATTTCCGCTCCTACCATACGTAGGAAGGAAGATATAGTTCTATTTCCATAACGCTCAAACTCTTTTTCATAAGTATCAGGTAGATACTGATTCAAAAAGTCAAAGTTCGTTATGTAGTTTTCCGTTGTCGGAGTTCTCTCGGAACTCGGAGTCAACGCAAATGTTGGGCTCGTTTTAACTTGTCCAGGCATAATTTTAAATTTTTAAGTTTTACATTTTTTTAATACTCTTTATTTTCAATCCACGGCTCGATGGCTGTGATATTGATTTGACTTGCATCCCTCCTTTTGTTGAGACTTCGGGTGCGCTACGCTCTGTCATTTCGACATTTTTTGTTTTACGCATTACATCCTCTGTCGCAAAAGCTTTGCCTTGTTCATAAAAGAACGAAGCAAACTTATCAGGATT